ACTTTCAAGTATTGTGTCATTCTGCTGGAGTAGCGATAATACGCAAATCTTTAATTGATGGAACAATTGCTGGATCACTAGATGTTAGTACAATCTTAATCGCAAAAGTCTTGAATGTGTCATATGTAACACCGTTGCTTGATGTGTATGTCACTTGATTGACTGTTGCTGAAGGACGGTACTCATACTCACGGAAAGATTCATCCAATGATGGTGTAACTGTTGGATTAATACATTCCATTTTCTGATATGGTCTATCATTAAAGTTGTCTGTATCAGAATCAGCCAAGACTTTGTAGAATACAGACACTTCAGATGAACCAGGCTTATTAGCACCCAAGAATACACGCAAGTCACCTGCATCATATCCGTCAGCCAATTTAATTGGTTTAGTGATGTAACGGGCAAGACAAGGACCACCAGAAGAATCGTACTCGCTATTCAATACGATATTTGCTGGAGTTGTTGGGTGTGTGAAATACGAAATTGTAAAGTCATCCAAATAACCAGAGCCACCAGATGTTACATGAATACCAATCACATTACCGTTAGCGTCAACACGAACATTGGCGTTAGCACCAGAACCTAGTGCGCTGGTAACTGTAATTGTATTAGCATTGCTGTAACCTGAACCTGGAGCAATGATTGTGAAATCTTCAGCGTTAATTTCTGCATTGTCAACAAAGTTTTCCCACACATTCAAGAAAGTGCTTTCCAATGAAACGATTGGAGAAACTGCATCGTTTGTTGTTGACATTTCCAAATTAACTGTGAAGTCATTCTGATTACCAAGTTTCTTTCTACGATATCCAACTTGATACAAATCATCCATACCATATGAATAAATCTGGTGTGGAGAGATTGAACGGAATGTAGCCTCTTTAGCATCCAAAGATGTTGTTCCAGAAATGCTGTGTGACAATTTGGTAATTGTGTCAGATGGAATAATCGAAGTTTCCAAGTAACGAACTTTATCAATGTTCATTGAAGAAGATTGTTGTTCGCTCTGTAGAGAGAAATTGGCAACTGACGATGAGAACACACAACGGTTCAAATTGAACATCAAATCTTCATTGATGAATGGAACATATTCCATTGTATTCTGAGACTTGTATAGTGTTCCTAGATATGGTTGATTTGCAACAAATTCATTGTTTGTTGTTGTACCACCTTTTTCTGCTTCCCATACTGTGTATTCTGGAGAATCAGTCAATACAACAAGTGCATATAGACCTGGTTTCAAATACACTGGGAAATCAAAAGTGAATCTTGTGTATGTTGCAGAATTTGTCACGCTAGGAGATTCTGAAACATTAATTTCAGATGGATACTTAGTCACAACAGATTCTGGATACCAGTAATCGGAAGACGGTGCACCATTTACTGTCGGACGAATCTGGATAGTAACAGGAACATTGTCATCATCTTTTGCACGGAAGAAAATATCTGTGCTTGACAAGAACATACCATATGGATAAACTTGTGGATCGACATAGAATGTTTGAGCAAGAGGATCCTCTTCCCATGTATAGAGAACTTCTTTTCCAACTTCTCTAGAACTTACAAGTTTGTTTGATGTTGTCTTACCAACAATCTTATAGTCAACATCAACGTTCAAAACAGTATCAACAAGATTTGTTTTGTTCAATGAGATACCAGATGAAACATAAACTTTATCTGAGAACGAGATAGCATCAGCATCATATGTGTTGTTGAAGGATTCTGTTACACGGAAAGTTCTTTGTCCTGAACGGAATGTCGCTTTAGGTAAGTAGAATGCACCACCAACTTGACCCAACTTGTTTGTTCTATTTGTACCAATACTGTAAGTTACCTGTCCTGTTGTCACAGGAGTGCCAGATAGTGTTGCAGTTTTTGTTGAACCAACATAGTCAGTGATGGTGTATTGTTCACCAATACCTTCAACTGATGAAGTTGAACGAACGATATTAATTGTGTTTCCGTTATAGTAATCGTTTGTTGTGGATGCATCTTGATCCAGAACGATTGTTGAACCAGAGATACTACCCAATCCAGAGCGATGTTCAACAATACTTGAAATTGTGTAATATTTACCGCTGTCGATACCGTAAACATATTTTCCAGAAAGAGTTTTGCCAGTCTCACTAATCAATGAAACATTCGCAGAACCGACTTCGCTTACAACAACGAAAGCAGGAGAATATGATGTACCACCGGTAATCAAACTTGCTAAGTTGGCAGCCAAATCTGAAAGTGTGTTAGCAATCAATACAGATTCGCCTGCGGCTAATGTGCTATTGGTGTTCAATGTAACTCTGTTAGGAACAACAACATATTTGTTAACATCAGAATCATCGAAGAATGAATATACAACTGTCGATGGTCTTAGACCTTGTGATGAGAACAAAACTTGTCTAGGCTTCATGTATGGCTGAATAGCCAAATCAGTCACAAAAGTACCAACATCAACTTGTGATGATGAAGTTGAAATTTGTTTTTGATTTAGTTCTGCACCAGCAGTTAGATATGTGTTATCATTTACAGGTGCTACCATACCCCATGTTCTACCCTGGATGTGGGTACGCACGGCTTTTGTCTTGTCTGTTTCTTGTATTGTTTGATACCATTTGCTATCAACAATCTTTGCGAAAGGACTGTTCTTATCGTCTGCCCATTTTTGATTCTTATCAGAAATATATTTAAATGCGCTGTTGATAAAATTGAATGCGTTATCAATTCCCTCTGTTGAATTCAGAGTAACTTTGGCAGTAACATTACTGTCAACATCACCAGTAAATTCTGGGAATAGTTTTGTTGTACCTTTGAAACTTGCAAACAAAGCATTTGCGATAGGCAAAGATTTTGTAGCATATGGCTGTGATGCGAATGATGATTGTGTATATGAAATCATCATCGCTTTCTTTGTTCCAGTGCCAACGATGGCTGCGGATCCAGATGAAGATGAAGTGTTTGCTTTCAAACCAACAGTTTTCATCAACGATGCAGGATATAGAACACCCGAATCAATCAAGTTACGGTTGTCGTTTCCAACATCATTTACTGTGGCTTGATTTATTGTTGATGTAAAGTTATCAACAAGAATACCATACTTGCTTCTTTCAAGACCATTGTTGTCCAAAACTTTTGTAGCAGCCGCATCTTTTTCCAGGGTACTTAATGAAACATAATACTCTAGACCACGAATTCTGTCATCGAAAGATTGGATATCTTCCATTGTATAACGGCGGTGATTCTTGAAGTCTGCACGAACATCTTTAACAGATTCTGTGTATGCTGGAATCGACAATGTGTAAATCAACATATCGTCAGGCTTAACAGGAGGTGCAAGAGGAGATATTGCAGACTTACCTTTGATAACAGCAAATTCTTTAGATGGCTTGACCACAACTTGGTCGATTCGTGACAAGTAGTAATCATAATCCATTGTGATTTGTTCCAATGGCTCAGGATTCAAAGCACCAGATAGTGTTGAACCACCGATAGCACGAGTTGGTCTAAAGTCGAACGAACCACGCAATGAGTTTATAGTTCCTTCTTCCGCATTAACGAAATTAGAAATATCTGCATATGCGAAGTTTGAGCCTGTCTGTAAATATGAATCAACTGTGAATAGACCATCACCGCTACCTGCTGGAGCAGAAATGTGTCTTAGATACTTGTATTGTACGAATACACGACCTGTTGGTGCAGAATAGCCACGCTTCAATTTGATTGTTGCATGGTCATAATGTGTCTTACGGCAGCCGTTATCAAATTCGTAGTTGTCTGTGATATCGTATGCTGTAGTTAGCATAGCGGTAGTCACATTCGATGTTGTGTTTTTAGAATCATAGATTCCAACAATCTCATAAACATCAGGAACTTGTAAACTTACTGGTTTACCTGGTGTTCTCAAATCAGTTAGAATTGATGCACCATCAAAGTTTGTTGCACCAACACTTGTGAAGATTGAACCGCCACTGAATGTGGTGACTGCGCCAGTTGTATTGGCTGCTTCTAGTGTGTTTGCGCCACCCATTTCAAATGGTACCTTAGCGTGTAAGTTTGCACCAGATGTTAGAGGAATTAATTGTTTACCACGAGTAGAACCTGTAGAACCGTTCTCAGCGTTATTAACTTTTGTGGTAATTAAGAAGTCAACATTAACGTTTGGAACAACCAAGTTAACTGTAAACTGTGTTGATGATACTGCGGTAACTGTGAAGTTATTATTAGCCAAACTCAAAACTGTGTTGGCTGCAATACCATATTGTGTATTGCTAGATGTACCACTGCGAACAAAACAGATAATGTTGTTCAGAATTTGTGAGTCGGAAATAACTCCAGGAGTACCAGCGAATGCGAATGTGTCTGTACCACCGGCGTTGATTGTGATTGTTCCGGATGGGTTTGTGGTTCTGTTGTAATATGGCTTTCTAGCATACAAATCCATATTGCTGATTGAAGAACCTTTAATCGCTTCGTATGGTGTATTGAACACTAAACTTGAACGCTTAGGTTCATTGATACTTGCAAAACCTGTAGATGTTGATTTAGAATCTGAATTGATGTTACCACCAAAAGCGATGTATGTACCATCACTTGAAACAAGAGATTCTGCATTACGGAAATCAGATTCGATAGAGAATGAGTTACCGTTTGATACACTAGGAATCATTGAAAGTGCTGTTCCTAGTGTGATTGTGCCTGCGGCAGCGTCAGATGATGTAATCAATCTGGCAGTATCACTTGATAATGAACCTGCTGTGATTCGGAAATACATATTGGCGAAAGCGTTTGCACCGATACTGTTTGGGAATCCTGCAGGCAAATTGATAACAGTTGTTGTCGAACCAGCTGGAACAGTACCTGTTATTGGTGATGTATTTGCATCAAATGTGTTAACTGTGAAAGAATGTGTTGTACCGTTCGTATTATCTGTCGAATCATTATAACGAATCATGTCAGCACGAATCGTACCAATCTTTGTTGCGTTGTATGTTGTAGAACTAGACAAGTTGATACTTGCATGTGGAACACAATGAATATCTAATGATGGGAATGTTGTGATATCCAAAGTACCACGAACTGAATCCAAAACAACAGAACTCTCATAGTTTGTTGGCAAATCATAATCTGTAACATTGGATACTTCTCTCGCTCTATCGACCTCAATAGTAGTTGGAGCGATGGTTTCAAACTCATAACCACCAACATATGCTTTGCCTGGATCCAACACCACATCGAATTTACCATTAGCAGAATCGCCTTCTTCCAATGAGATAACAAATGGATCAACTGTATAGTTGCCAGATTCATCATATGTACGGCGGGCTAATGTCTTTTCAATTTCACTGTAGATAGCATAATCAATTTCTTTTGTTTTCACATCATCAACGATGCGAATAATTTCAAAGAAAGATGATGTATCTGTCGAATCTAAAGTTCTTTTTGTTAGACTGGTTTCAATTTGGAAACGATTTGCACCAGGTGCTTGATAGTTAAATGCACCTTGTGCTGGATCCAACAATGATGTATCATCAATTTCATCAATAATTTGTTCAGTGAATTCTATACCAATCTTGTAAGATGGTTTAGCATTGATTGTAGATGTGCCGTATCCTAAACGATAGAACAATTCAACAACCAAAAATTGTGGAACAACTTTTACAAATTGACCCTTGAAGTAATAAACACCTTCTTGCAAACTTGCAACAAAAGAACCACCAACTGCGTTAGTAGTTTTTAATTGTGCGAAGATGTTTTGACCTCTGATTTTAATTTCATCAGATTCGGCAAAAACATCACCACTTAGATACTTAACTACCAATACTGGATTCGCTGTAGTTGTATCAACAGCAATGACCTTAGCACGAACATTTTTGGTAGAGTTATATGATTCTACAGTTTTACCCAAAAAGTCTGAAACAACAATATCGGTGTTGTTATATTGACTTTCCAATATAATGTAGTTGGCTTTTCTATCTAAAGAAATCTTACCACCAATGATTGGACTACCACTCTTGAAGATGTGATTACCAAATTTTTCAATCTGATTGGAAAGAATCGTTTGTAGTTGTGTTAATTCTCGTGCTTGAACCGAATAACCGGGACGGAATAAAACACGCATGAAGTTTTTATCTTCATCAAAGTCATCGTAATATGGATCGTAATTGAATAGAGTTGTCATTTATTTCTCGTTAAAAACTCAAGATAAAACGGATTCTTTCCGTCTGAGCAGGGTCTCTGGTAATCGGTAATTTATCAGATATGTATAAGATTTTTCCTGAATACAAATCTAATGTTGGATTCGTAACTGAGTTTACAACACGGATAGAACCTGTGCTGAAACCTTTAATTGCTTGGTTAGATTGGATTGTTCCACGAACATTGTTCAGATATAACAAGTTTTGTACTTCATCAAAAGAAATAACTTCTGCACTAAATGTTCTTTCTGCGTAAGTTGGTCCTTGATACACAACCTCATCATTGTTGAAATCACCAACACCAGGCGACACTTTCATTTTTGTATATAGTGTGTAATTGGTATCGGTTGCGATTGCACCTGTGCTTGCAACCTTAGGATTCTGTAAAAGAGTAACTTCACGGAATTCGTTATCTGTCGGCAAATTGCCACCCTCATCTTGTGAAAACTCAACATTAAACATAATAGTCGTTGCTGACAATTCGTAGATAGGATCGTAACCATGTCCATCATGTGGTGCAATAGAAACTGTAGCGGCACCAGATGTTCCAACACCACCAGTAACATCAGTTATGGTGATATCAGCATATGTGTAATTTTGTCCTCTGTCTTGGATAATGATATCCTGAATCTGTCCACCAGACACATTTGCCTTGAGAACTGCACCTGTTCCATCACCACTTATGTTAATGATACTCTGAACAGTTCCGTCGGTGTAGTTGTTACCTGAATTGGTAACAGTCACAATATCAATAGAACCTCCTACTGCGGCGGCTCTCACAAACTTATTATAAGATACTGGCATCCAATCGTTGCTCAAGAATTTCTGTTTTTGTGTGGATGTTAATGTATACAAATATTTCCATTTGTATCCATCGGCAGTCTCAACATAAGGCTCTTCAAGTGAAGTTGTTGATAAAGTCAATTCTGGTTCACTGGTGGATGCTGTGCCTGTTGCGACATTCGCCAAGCACTTGAACACCTGATCCTTGGTATTCAACACATAAAAGTTTGTATTGGATTGATATGTGTTGTAAACTGTGTTGGATGTCCAGTTGATTCTATCAACAACCAAGGATGCATTCTCTAGGGAAACTTGCTTGGCAAAAGAACCTCTGCGAAAGTATCCGCTGATAGAATCGTCATTATCGTTTGGAGTTGGTGCTACTTCCGTACCAGAATTCCATGGAAGGTTTCTTCCGATGAAAGCATAAATGTATGACTTTCTTGTTTCTGGAAGATATGAATTGGCGCTCAAATCTAACAAATTGTAGATTTGCTTTGCCATTAAAATTTTTAGATTTTTTGTGATTAATGCAGCCATGTTTTATTTATCTAACTTTTCCAACGTTGGCAGTTAAAAATGTTCCATTTCCTAGAATAGTTGTCTTGGTAGTAATGGTATTTGCGTTAACTGTGTTTGCTATAATTGTCTCATCGAATACAACATTTATTGTGGCTGAGGTCGATGTGACATTAATATTCGAACTCACATATGCGTAGTTTGAATTAGCCACTTGCGTCACAGTCACAGTATTTCCGGTTGACAGGTAAATAACATCACCCTCTTGCAGGTCATTGATAAAGTTCACACTGTTAGCATGGCCGAAAATTGCATTTGAACCAGAGACAACATTAACTGTATTTTGCAGTCTTCTTACCAATCCAGACAAAACGATAGTGTCACCGACATTAATCGTGTTCGCCAAGTTCACCGAATTGTTGGTCGATATGATTGATTTTGCACCATATGAAACATTGAAGGTAACATCGTGTGTATCAAAGGTGATTGAAACGAGTTCATTTGTATAAGGAACCATTTCCTCATTATCATCAATTTTGGTAACAAATGTTTTCGTACCTATAGGATGAACAATGTCTTCCAGAGGTTTCTTGAATCTAGAATAGTCTGTTTTCGATTTAATGACATATGAGAAATTGTGATATTTTTCACCATCTTGCAATCTCTTGTCTGCACTGATTTGACCATCAGTATTCAAATAGATTCCAGGATAACGAATCAAGCCATTCTCAAATTTAGCATTTGCTTTTGCTTTACCGTCACCATAGTATACATCGGATATAACATTCGCTGAAGTTAAACCATCATCGGAAATCAAAAGTTTAGTCTTATCCAATGTTCCCTTATAATCAAATATTCTCAAGAATCCAGTTGATGCGACATACGAATCAACCTTGGCACTAAATGTTGTATTAGTGTTTGATGTTCCTTGATAGATTAATGTATTTGATACGAACAACTGACCTGTTGTTACATTAGCAACAGTCAAATCTGCGTTTCTCAAAGAAATTATAGGTGTATCTGTATAGTCATATCCATAACTATAAATTCTCAATTTAGAGATTGCACCGATTCTGGATGTTGACAAATCAAAAGATTCACCGTCACCATTAATTTCTCGTATAGACAACTCAGCATTTGCACCACTTACGGTATTGATTGTGATGGTCGGTAAAGAATCTCTTGTATATCCTTCTCCTCCAATGATGTAGTCACCCGTATCTTGGAATTCAATTTTCTTGATGCCGTTGTTTGCATGGACTTCGGTGATTTTAGCATTAGCGCCATATCCAGTTCCGCCAGTAAATATTAGATATTCACCAACATTATAATCTTCACCTGGTTTGTTGATGGCAATTCTACCAAGAGAGCCAAGATTTTTTAAGTCACGGCGCAAGATTTTGTATAGAATTATTCCGGTAATATCATTAGAGAAAGATTGACTGAATGTGACACGGTTTGATGTTACGGCAGTAACCAGTCTTGTTGCCTCAAATCTGTTCGGTAATACGATTTTTGCCAAATCACCAACTTCGAACGATAGTGTCAAATCTACAGTTGAACTTGAAATATAGTCTGTGTCTTTTAGAATATTTCCGGAAGACATAACCAAAACATCATCTTCATCTTCCATATAAAGACTGTAAACATCTGTCGTTGGTTTAACTCTGTAACCACCACCTTGATTAATCAGTGCGGCTGATGCTATTGAATATAAGTTTAATGTTTGTACATCGGTAACTTGTAAGATTGTATTGGAATTCATAGAATCAATTGTGTCTGTATAAATTGATTCAATCAATGTACTTGAAACATTGATTACACGGTATTCTGTTTTGTCCAACAAATCAATTTTGGCAGTCGCTTCAGTGCCGAGTGGAGCATTATCAAATCCACCAATGAAACGGAAGATGGATGAGTTTGCATTTTCTGTTGGACTTCTAAAACCAAAACCACCATCGACAACGATAATATCAGTTACACCACCTTTAGTTGTTTCACCAACATATGCGATAGCGCCGATAGGTGTGTTCGAATTTGGATTCAAACCGCCAACAATAGTCACTGGATCACCAGCGTAACCAATTGTCGGATCATACGAATTGTAATATAGACCTCTATTCTGTGGATCAACAGTTATTTCAGAGAGAGCACCAATCAAACGACCAGAAACGGTAATGTCACTGACGCCATCGTTATATACGGCAGTTACAGTTTCACCAGTCTGAAACAATCTTTGTACATTAGAAACATACACTTCAATGTAAACAATACCCAACTGTCTATCAACAGAGCGAACAACTCTTTCCACCAGAGCAGTTGATTTGGATGTTTGACCTGTGAGAATACATTTTTCAATGTTGTAGATATTGTTATCGTCAGTATCAATTCTGAGTGCAAGAGGTAGAACCCATTTACCATCAGAAGTTTTTAATACATCTTCCTTAGGATAGTAAATGTCGATATCTTCATTGTACAACGCTTTGAATAAAAACTTAACTGAATCGGGAGTACCACTAGTCTTATAGAATTCGTGGATAAGTTTCAAGAATAAAGTTTTATCACCAGCAATCTCTGTTGGAAAGTATGGTGTCAAATCTTTTCTGATTTGCTCAATGTAGTAATCGTCAGCAGTATCAATATCAACAGATTTTTGGAGTGCGTCCAACTCATAGGAAACTTGATTATTAGTTTCCAACCACTCATAATACTTTTCTAAAAATGTGACGAATATTGGATAATCATCACGAACAAAACTAGGTAACTGTTGTTTTACCAGTTTAGATGTTAGAACTTCTTGCATTAAACTTGTACCGTCTTAACAATAATTGATGTAGGATCGTCTGCATCCAAAACCAACATTTTATTTAATTTAGATTGGATGATATTTGATGCTGGTCTAAAGTGTAGTAGAATGTCACCGAAATCATTGTTGACTGCAATAGGAGCAAATTCAGTGATAGTAATTTTTCCCAACACATAGTCTATTGTGCCAGCAACACCATCATTTTTAGATTGATTGATAACCACTTTTGTACTTTGACTACTTACTTCGTCCGCTTTATAATATGCGATTCGTAGTTTACCAAATCTTCCTTCTAGCACCGCAGTTGCTTCGGCTAAGACACCTCCGCCACCAACAATACGGATAGCCGCTGTAGTGTATCCAATACCAGGACTTGTAACATCAACTCTTGACAATTTACCATTTACGATAACTGCCACAGCAGTTGCACCTTGTCCATCACCAATAATTTCTACAGTTGGTGTAGTTGTATAACCATAACCCGTATTGGTAACAGTAACAGATTCTAAACCTGTAAAAGATGAAGGAATCTCTTCAAAGAAGCATTGACGAGAAACACCGTTCTCATCAACCATGGTAAAGTCTGGTGAAGAATAGAAATTATCATTAGTTGTACCACGACTTAGTTCAAAACCAAAGTCTAGTGTATATGAATCGCTATTCGTTAGAACAGGTCTAAATTTCTTAGCGACATACAATTCAACATCATCGGAGATGATTGACTTATCATAATTATAAATTGCTTGTTCCAAACCAGAATAGTTAAAATAACTATTAAATTTATTTAAGTTAGTATCACAATAACTCTGAATCAAAGTTCTCACATTATCTTTGATGACTGAATCACTTAATGTGGTTTTTGCTTTATTGTAGAATACTGTAGTCTCAACAGTCAAGTAGTTGTAATCAACATCAACGATTTCTGGAGCCACTGTTAGAATACTGATTGGCTTCAAAATGTTTTGTTTGACATATTCTTTTTCAGTCTGTGTAACTTCAAAGCCTAACTTTGGTTTAGCCGCTACAAAAACTTTACCATAAACTGGTGGATCTTGTTCCTCACCGCCCCAAACGTTAACAGCATCGAATGCTGGATATTTTTGTTGAATCAAACGGATGTAGTCGTTCTTAGTTACCGCACGATTCTGTGCAAGCAATGAAAGTGGTGCGGCAAATTTAATTTGGTCAACAGTTTCTCTAACTGCACCACCGGATGCACCAGATATTGAAACAACATCAATGTTACTGAAACCACCGATACTTGTTGAGCCGATGAAATTGTTTGCTTTATTTGATGCTGTTCCAGAAGTAATCAAATACTCCAATGTAACAATAGCACCATCATTCAATTTTTTACCAAGAACATCATCACCGAAATAAATCTCATACTGACCATTCTGACCCTCTTGCAAGAAATAAACTTCCGATGTTGAAGTTAATTCCAGTTTATTGCTGGACATTTCATACACAGTTATATCGGTATTTGAATATGATGGTCGAACAGAAACTGCCAAGGTGTTTGTATCCACATTTTCATCAGGAATAGTAAAGATTTGTTTCGGATTAGATGATGTGCTGTGGGTATAATTATATGTTACATATTCACCTTCATAGATTGGTAGTGATGTGAAAGTGAATGTGTTACCACTCTTTGATACAGTCTTAGATTCTAGTGTGATGAAATTGTATGATTTACCATCAATTTGATTAGAAATGAAAGTATAGTTTTTTGGTATCGTTAAAGTTCCTGCTCCACCTGTTCCGGTGTCAACAACAACATTGACGATTGCTCTAGGTGCGGCTACGGAGCGTGGTGTGTATCCGATGCGTTTAGCGTGTGATACTACAGAATTACGAAGAACGGCAGAATCCATGAATGATTCGTTGGCAATCATATTCAAGTAATATGCATTGTAGTGCGTATTGTACGCAAGAATGTCCATGAGAACATTTAGACCTGAACCATCAAAATCGTAATCCTGAAACTCGGATTGTGATTTCAAAAATGTTTTTAGGTTTGTCTTGATTGTATCAAAATCAAGTTCGGTTACGTTTAAGCGGTCTGCCATTTTTATCTAGTTCTTTGTAAGAAAAATTGTATGGATATTGGTTCGGTACGATTCACAATGTAGAATTGCATACCTATGTTATATGAGTTGTTGTCGAAATCGGGAGAAACTTGAATGGTTTCAATGACAACTCTTGGCTCATAGTTGCTAATTGTTTGAGCAATCTCACGCTGAATTGACGATGCAGTGATGTTGTCCATATTTTCAAACAACAATCTTTGGATGTTGGATCCAATTTCAGGCTGGAAAGGTCTTTCATAATGATTCGTCAGAATCAAATTCTTAACAGAATTGACAACAGCCATTTCGTCCACATGCTTTGTCACATCCTTTCTTACAGGATGTGCTGTGAATCTTAAATCTAGGTCTTTATATTGACGGACTGTGTTTGCTTGAATTGTTGCCATCTGTTATTTATTAAGTATTTGCCAGATTATTTACCAGAGTTTCGGTTCCAATGTAATTATTTACGAGGTAAGTTTGTGTATTTCCTAGATTAGTAAATCTATCCAGAACGAGATAATCGTTCACTAATTCTACAGACTTTGCGTAAAAATTCCAGTCGTGAGTTCTTCTGGTGTTAACCAAACTGTTTGCGGTATTGATATGATCCGCAATTGAAATGGCCTGCGCTTGGGTCAGATAGCACATATTGTTAGGTCTTACCAGAGAATTGATTGTAATATAATCCTGATTAATTGTCGTATTGTTTGCGGCTAGTTCATCACCGATGAACAAACTTGTGAAAGAGCCTAGCATAGGTGTACTGTTAGATACTCCATCACTCACATTCGTTATTCTCAAAACTTGCTGACCAATGGAAACTGCCAAATCATAATCTGGTATAGATGCCGCATTAGCAGATTCAACACCTAGACCTGATATGTTGTCTGTGTGTGACTTAAATGCCGCAAGTTCAATGATATAATTATTTGCCGCATCAGAAATTGCTTGAACATATGTGGTGTTCAAAATCAGAGGAAAATTATTCGCAGGATCGTTTGTTGTAATCGCTCTTATCGCAGTAACATTTGATGTTAATGTTGAACAAACTGTAGTATGAGGATTCTTAACATAATCCGTTTTATCAACAGCACCTGCAGAAAGAGCATCCAACTGCCAATCAGCGATAGCCACCGGTGCCGCATTCAAAGTTTTCAATGCACCAGAGGTCAAATACTGTGCATCTCCAAATGCATCAGTATCAAAATTAAATCCTAGTCTTCCAAAAACACTCATAATAACTCCGTAAACATTTTCATATTTATCACATCAATGGTCGTGGTGGTCCAGATGGACCTTTTGGTGTAGGATGGGTGTGCGTATTGTATGCCATTCGCATTGCTTCCATTGTACCTCTAACATCTTTAGTGATGATACCGCTAATCAAAGGAGCATTCACACTAACCGTAGCATTAATGACACCGGGCGCACCAGCGGCTGGAAATCCAGCAGAGACACCACCCAATGTTGAAATACCAGCCACAGGATTTGATGAGCCAGGAATACCTGCATGAATTCCTGTTCCTGCGGTTACTGCACCACGAGAGAACACAGATTCACCCGAAATATCTCCATCGACTTCCAAATCAGATAAGATATCAACTTCATCTTTCGCTACGATTCTCATCGTACCTCCACCAGCATTTACGCTGATATTGTCGCCAGAAGTTTGTGAAATCTTCTTTCTCACAACTTGTTCGAAATTACCAAAAACTTCCTGATAGTAATTTCCTTCAATTCGTTCAACTTTATCACCTTTCACATTCACAACACTATCACCTTCGATGGTTATAGAACAGAAACCTTTAATCTTAACATAATTATTTTTTGCAGTAATTTCATAATTGTCTCCGACAATCTTATCCACACGAGTTCCGTCAGGTTGTATTTCAGTGAAAGTTCCTGTTCTATGCTGTGTGCGAATTCTTTCTGCACCAGGTGTATCATCCCATTCCTGAAAGTGACCCGATTCAGTCTCAGTCACACTATTGTATGGATATTTGGAAGCAAAGGCAGATTCTGGTTCTGTCCATGAATATGTACTAGGATCGGTTGCCATTATGCGAGTGCTCCATTGCCGTATGATTTGGAATCATATTCTTGTGAATTTGGAAATAATTGTGTCAACAAATTTTTGGCTTCAGTATCTGTCAACGGAGTTGTTGGATTTAAAGTTGCACCAACTATAGTTGCAGGTGCGGCATATAATTTTGCAGCCTGTGTTGCCAGTTCTTTTGTTGCTGTGGTAACATCACTGACGGCATCTGATATTTCAGAAATTGTGGATGTTCCGCCACCAGTAAAATCTGAGACAATCAATCTTATACCTTCCTGCAATTCTGCATATGCTTGCGACAAACACTCTTTGAACATAGCCAGTAGTTTTTCTGGCAAACTCAAGATATACTGAATCAAAGCATTAATCTTTTGAACATATACCACAATCACATCAACATATGCATTTATTTCTTCCAACATTGCAGTGGCTCGTTTCAGTAATCTAGCGAAAGACCTAATCTGTGCCGCAATAGCAGAACTTCCACCGGATGTACCGAGTGCTTTAATTACTGCTTGTATTGTTTTACGAATCGCCATAGCAATTTGTCCTGTACCAACTTTGGCAGCAGACATAGTATTTCTAACATACATCGCAAAATCACAAACATGTTCTCTGTTTGCATTCGATACTTCGATACCAGTTTTTGTTATAGTTTCACGGGACAGTGCAGGTATGACTGGCTCATTATATCTCTCGGTTGCGACACCAGTTGGTGGATTAGGTGATGCGGCAACTTGTCTCTGACTTCTTCTATCACGAAATCCTTTTTGTGGTTTACTATCAACAACAGTTTTCAAATCATCAATTTGTTTTTGTACTGCGGCAATTTTTGCTTTCTGTTGTTGTATTTGTCTGACAGCAACAGCAGTTTGACCACCAGTGGCGGTCATTAATGCTAGTGTTCTATTTAAAGTGGCAAGTTCACTTTCCAACTGAGCAATTCTAGCAACTGAACCATCATCAACATTAGGCTCTTCAGATTGCATACCAACATAAATTCCTGTAACCACAGGCATCTGTGAATTGTAACCATCTAGAAAGAAACCGTGAACCCACTCACCGTCTTTAGGTAAAGAGAAACTTCTGGATCCATTTATAGGTGCAACTATTTGCGCCCAAGGCAATTCTTCGGTAGGTACAAGATTTGTATCGTCCGTATGTAAACCGATGATGCGAACACGCAATCGTCCCATTTTTGCTGGATCATCTCTACCTTCGACTACGCCAACGAAAGTTACATGTCCATCTCTGCCTGCAAAATTATTATCTGTTGTCATGTTTTATAGTTTGTTGAATCGGTGGCAACTTCCAGAATTGTTTCATGTTTGTCATATCGAATTAAGTGACGAACACCAACAATCACATATTTGCCACTCAAAGACTTGTCGCCTTGTTCCATCTTTTGTGTATCTATGTTGTAGCGATGTGGTATATTTAATTGTACACACGAACCAGAATACAAACCAAAATTACCTGGCATGGTGACACGAATTCTTTTCTGCATCAAGTTATCGAAAATCATTTTTCTCTGTAGAATATAATTATCCGTATCATCAACAATGTTTGCAGATTTAACATCATTGTCCTTCAAGTATGAATTAACTGTTCGTGTAGACTGGAAAGGATATACAGTCACCCTAGAATCATACATCTGTGTTGCCAACTTGTTTTCTTTATTTTTAATTTTGGTATTGATAGGATATTCATTTGCTCGTTTGGTGAAAACATCATCATACGATACCTGATTCGTTTTGATTGTTCTAGTCAATGTATCAAAACCAATAAACTTACCAGCATAAACACCAGACTGAATATTGTGTGCATAGTTGAAGTTTGACAATACCTTATAGTCACGGGCACCAAGAATCTCATTGTTGTAAATGTCGGTCGATTCTATAGCCAAGTTTTTCACACCAAAATTGATTGTGTGTATTGTATCTTGCGATAGAATTATTGATAATGGTAACAAATTATATCCATAAGGTGCTTGCCAGAAAACAAGGTCCGGTTTACCTTCAAATGATATGGCTCGTTTAGTTAAGTGTGTGATTGCATCAAAAGGACTTCTGTTGGCAGGCAATACAGAATGTATACCTTTTGTAGGTGCGATTGAAGCCATGTGTGGCGTGGTATCAGGAACTTTCAACTCATCAGTCAAGATTTTCTTGATGATATTGGAATGTGTATCCGTATAAGCGTTCTTAACTCTCTTTTGTTCCGACAACAGAAATTCAGGTGAAACAAAATGTAATGTGTACAACTCAGAGTTTTGGTTTACAATTTTTCTATCTGTCAATTTGTAAATTGTAAACTTGCGTGTGAAGAACATGAAATCACTCATGTCCACATCTTTCACAATGTCAATCTCAATAGTTTCACTTCCATCAAAATTGATTTTGGATGCTAAACCAATACCATCTCGTATCAATATATTGCCTGACATACACGGCATCATCATGTTATCGAAGACACTAATCTCTTCGAAAATACCACGAATGTCGATTACATCCTTACCATCATTGTAACTTATGGTAAGTTTTCTTATTTCAAATTGGGTGCTTTGTAATAGTGACATTATTTAAAAATGTTTTGGAATTCTTCTTCAACCGCAGACACATATTCTGGCTTCAAGATTCTTATTTTTCTTTTGCTTTCATTCACATCAATTTCATGTTCATAATATGTTTTAGCATCTTTGGTAATGTTGATTGTTATCGTATTACCACTATCTAAAGTATAAACTGTTGTGGATGTTGATAGGGAATTATATGTGTTAGCATCAATTTGAATTGACTTTTTGTATTCCTGATTTGTCACATTATCAACTTGAGTTTCCAACTTGTAATATGAATGATTGTTGGTTTGTGACCACTCAAGTCCTGTTTGTCCGTTTGCAGTATTTGCGTATGGACTTCCTGTGTATTTGTACTCTATGATATCATGCAGAGAACGATTTTCAACTGGCCAGTCCATTTGTGGATTGTAAATGTCATTCATAGCAAGAATGATCCAGTGTCTTTCGGATGATCCATAAACTTTATGTGCTAATATTTCTGGAGTCTCACCATCAACAACAGAGTATTCATAAAACAATGATGTGTTGTTTTTAAAAGAATCTTCAAAAGAAAATTTATTTGTTAAATTTGTGACTGCGTTAACGGAATTAGGATCATTCGAAAACGAATAGTATGTTTGTGGAAAGTAATTGAAATATTTTGCCATATTACTCTCCGTAATTTCCCATACCATTTGCACCAGTTAGAAAGTCATTTTCTGTTACACCAAGTTTCGATAGTGCTCTTTTGTGACTTGATGCAAAATTGTCTTTTGTCATAATTTCTGTTTCTTTGAATTGTAGTCCTAAACGAATAGCAACAGGAGTACCAGTGCCACCAGGAGTACTGAATGATTTACCAGGAACTTCGTAGGCTGCAAATCCATTTGGTGCATAGTCTAAGTCGATACTTTCCAGAACACAAGTTGAAATCTCAGGTAAGTTTGGATTAGCCGCACCATTGTACATGAACTTAATATCAAATTCCGATGGTGGTACCAAGAAGAATCCGTTGAACTCTTTTCTAATCTCAGGTGCTTGGTGAAATTTCAATCTGTTGATAATACCCATAACTTCTTGGGCTTCTTTTTGTGAGCGTGGATATAGAACGAAGTCTAATCTGAAGGTTCTGAATGCTGGTGATGAATACAACAATTCTAACATAGGATTCTGAACCATGCCTGCACCTGCGGCAAACAGATATTG